ATAAGATTGTCTTTACTTATAAATTTACAAATTTGCCAAACATCGACTCGCTAAGAGACGAGTGTAAAATTTGGCTGATGACAATATTGGACAAGTACGATCCCTCCAAGGGGTCGAAAGCCTTCTCCTACTTTTCTGTTATAACTAAAAACTGGTTTATTCACAAAGTAAAGAAGCAGCAACGCAAAAATAAAACAGAAGTCAACTTTGATAATTTAGCTAAGAATTACGAAGAACAATACCTCTCAACGAACGAATCGTACATCACCGAGAGAGAAGAGAATGAGTTTTGGGAACTATTCTACAAAGAGTTGAAATCGTGGGACACAACCCAGATGAAAGAGAACGACTTAAAAGTTTACCAAGCAATTTGTGTTTTGTTTGAATCGAAAGAAGAAATTCAAATTTTTAACAAAAAAGCTATTTACTTATACTTGAGAGAGATTACTGGCTTGAACACAAAGCAAATCGTAAATTCTCTTAAAAAGTTCAAAAGAAAGTATCAGTACTTTACACAAAACTGGAACAATGGGGTCTTATGAGCAAAAACGATCTGGAATCTTTAATAAGTGAAGCGTTGGGAAATATCCGCGATGATAGAAAATCTGCTCGCGAGTTTCTCAACGAGATAGCTAATTGCATCGCAACAGCACCAGATCAAAATAAATACCTCAGCCCAGTCGCTGCGAAGCATATTGAAACCTTGCAACGCTCAAATGAGCAGCTTGTGAAAATAATTTCCATTCAAAAGAAAGACCAAGAAACTTCTCTTGAATTGTCTGATGCAGACAAAGATAGCTTATTCAATCTTATACAAGGGGAAGCAGCAGATGGCTAAGGACTTAATTTCATTCCCAGATTTAACGAGAGACCTAGGCGGATTTGATTTGCTAGCTTCTGCTGCTCGAAAAGCTGAAGGAGCACAAGAGAGAAAGGATGTTTTCAAAGCCCGCGTTTTAAAAAAAATAGAAATGGTGGATGCATCCGAGATTGCAAATATGACTGGCTTCGCAGAGGGAGAAGGCAGCGCCTCATCTAATGCTGGCGTCTGTGTTTACTTATTGCAAATAATCGAGAGGTCACCTCACTCGTATTTACCTGAGCCGTGCCCACAGGGCTCGACAGCGCTCTCAGATACAGGAAATAACAATGTCATACAGGCACTCTACACGCTAGCTATGACAAAGGAATTCCAAAACCTCGCCAACAATGATTTGGTTTTTGTTAAGTTAAACAAAAAAGATTTTTCATACGACACCGATTTTGGATGGATTCAAGAGAAAGCCGGCCGCGGCAGAACAGACCTTCGCGAAGCAAGATTAGCATGCGCAAAAGCAGGTCAAGCATTTAAGAAAAAGAAACTCGAAACGGTACCCGGCGGCAACTTGGCTGATTTACAAACTAGTCCGGATCCCAATGGTACTAAGTTTAGTTTTTCAGAAGCTGCAATGAGAGACGCCTCCACGGTCAATTCGGTAGCAGAGTTTATGAATATGTTGACATACGTTTTAGATCCGGTTACAGTACCCGAGATAATAATTAGCTCCGGCTACAGAGGCCCTCCCCACCAAGCAAGTGCGATGAAAAATTGGGGAGGCGGTAAATGTAAAGGTGGTGTTCCAAATGGAAAACCAACCGCCGATCATCCATGTCGAGCTATATACAATCTATACGGCAAGGGAACCAAAATACAACAATTGCTGAAAGTGGACTGGACCAAAGGCAATGATCTGGAAAGAGAAATACAAGAGCAGGTTAATACCGGCCAATATATTTCAAAACATCTCGTCCGTGGTGCCTTCGATTTACAAACGCCTCGCGTTGCCGGCAGGGATAAGGTTGACAGAAACGGCAAAAGAATACAGATGCATACAAAATCAATAGAAGCAATTATAGCAGCAGTGAAACAGTATGGTGGTAAGGCAATATATGAATCAAACCCTCCCCATATACACGTCAACCTGCCGGCAAACTTAAACCAACAAATAGAATCTAATCGCGCCATGGCAAGCGCAGCAGAAGACACAAGCCCTGATACAGACGTATAATAAGTGACACATGACAACTAAAATATATGATAACAAAAAGACAGCAAACGCTGCAAGTAATCCCACAACAGTACAACAAAAAATAGACGCCGGCCAAGCTCCACAGTTCGCAGAAAATGGCTTATTCCACTCTCCGATACCAGAGCAGAACATAAGTTACAAGGTGGCCCCGAATGAGCGAGCTATCATCAACGCTGGAGCCTATATTGTCTTAGGTACTGACCGGCCAGATAGTACTGCGTCTGGATACGGATCTAAGGGCTCTAACCGTGCGAATTCCATTGACATGGTTGTTGGTCGCATGTCTAATGCTCGCGGCGGGAAAGGGCCACCTGGGCAAGAAGAGGGCACCGCACAAGTTGATAATTCTCCCGGCGCCGATGCAGCAAGAATCTTGATTAGCCAGTTGACTGATGTTGACAAAAACTTTGGCCTGTCCGCCGGCAACACAGGCCCCTCGAAAGCTCGAGCTAGTATTGCCATAAAGGCCGATACAGTAAGAGTAATTGGTCGCGAAGGTGTCAATATCGTAACAGGTGAAATGAAGGATGTTGAAGGGTACTCTATTTCAGGTGAGACAAACTCTATGGGCGGCCGAATCATCAAAAGGGCCCCGCAAATTAACCTGATAGCAGGTAATCATACCGGAACATACATTACTTTCGGTGGCATCTATCACCCTCTCGAAACAATAAAAAACCTACAACCAGCAGTCCGCGGCCAACTCGCCCGAGACGCCTTTTTGGAGTACGCAGAAGTCACAGAAGATTTGATTAGTATTATGACTTTGTCGGCTTTGAATAACTTATTTCACAATATGCTGATAGCATTCCTGTTCCCGTTCCCCGTCTGGCCAGCGGCTTTTGGAAATGTATCGTGGTATGCAACAATGATGTCGAACTGGACTCTGCAATCGCTGTATCAGGCACGTGTTACTCTAAACTTTGCTAACTTCAATTACTGTAACCCCGGCGGATACAAATACATTTGCAGCAGGAATGTACACTTAACATAGGATTACGTTATGGCAAAAGATAAATCATCTAAAAATCTGACTATGGTTCCTGCTACTGAGGAATCGATCCGCGATCAAATGTCGCCTTACTTGAAGTTTCAAGATAAAAATGGTGATGGGATGCCCGATGTGTGTGATGATGTCACCCCACCGGCGCAGAAATGCCGGCAGTGCATTCCTAATCCTTATTCTATTATAAGCAATTGGAGAAATCGCAACCAGCTCGAGCCCATACTTAATGAAAAAAGCTGTAAATATCAAATAACTTTTGTTACCCCAGAGACCACCACTGGGTTTGTGGAGGGTATGACCGAAGAAGAAGCCGCCGAAATGCTGAAAGGTATGTTCAAGCGGTACGAGTATCAAGCAATTCAAGCACTGTTGGAGCACTTCCAGAAAGACGACTCCATGGACAGTGTGCTGAGTATGACAAAGGTTGTCGATTATACTGATTATTACCTTGAAGCACGCACGGGTTCTAGACTTAAATTGCTGTATTCATTAGAATTTGATGATGTATTCGCCCTCCCGCCGCTAAAACAAGAGTACAGTGACGAAGACGAATTTAAGCCTGACCCAGAAGACATAGAAGTGACTTTGATGGCAAAGGATTTAAATACCAACATTGTCAAACTTAGAAAAACTCTGGATCTTTATAATAGATATTTGAAAGTTTTCCGTGCTACGGAAGGCGGAAATTTAAAATTTAAGAAAGATGATCGAATCTTTAATCTTGGAAATTATGGCGACGATGGTCTTTTTGGAAAAGGCGCTTTGGCGGATACCTATAACCAATTAGACAACTGGCTCGCCGCTCGCGGGTACACATTAGGTGTCAGTTTCTTTGACATGTTCTCGTCAGACGAACTGATTACAAAGATGAATATGGTCTTCACTGCTGATTACAAAATAAAATTGTTAGAAGTATTCACCATGGGTTGCCGCGATCGTCCGGCCGCAAGATACAGAAATAGAAGACTCGCCACACTTAGAAGGAACAGTGGTTGGCGCGATAAAACCGCAGTGGCCTTCTTCGCCCATCAGAATGGCATGATGAGGGACGCTGAATCCCGCAAGCCAATGCCGTGGATTGAGTACTTAGAAAAATATACATACCCGACAATCTATGCTTTCAAACCCGAAGGCCCGATTGGGAAGCCGACAATAAGCGATTGCATAGCAAATAACTTGGAAAACGAATTTAAAGAACTTGGACAAGATATCTTTGATGAAGTTTTCGGTATTGGGGATGCAATTGCTAAACAGTTTCATGAAGCCTTGTGTCGTTCAAATCCAGACGAGGTAAAGAAAGACTTGGCAGACCAAGGACTCAGCCCCGGAACAACCTTCACTGATTTATATAATATGCAGATGCAAGCCATGAATCAGGCATACATGACTGTTGAAGAAAAAGATAATATTTTTGAACTAACATGTCGGCAAGCCTTGGGGCTTCCGATCCCCGGAATGGCCGGCCTTGATAAGTTATATACCCACGGCTTAGATCCAATGAAGCATTGCGGTCTTTTTGACTTAATGTTGGAAGCCATGGACTGTTTAATGAAAGGTCTCTCTCTCCAAGAAGCGCTTGGGAGAATTGTTTTAGTTACCTTGAAGGCAATGGGTGTGGAAGACTTCGGCGCCTTGTTTGTCGGATTACCGCCAGAGAAAAGAGCAGAGCTAGATGCCCTAGTTAGAAAAAACCTCAAAGAAGGCAAAATGTTTGAAGGTCTCAGTGACCGTTCTCCACGCTCCGAAGGTGCTCCATTTTTTGGTGGAATCGGAATCGAAAAACCGTGGGAGAACGAACAGTTTGTAGCGCACCAGAAAGCAATTGAGCGCCCCGGACCCTTTGGCGGGAACCAGCCCTCTAAAAACCCCGGCATTGTTGGCTTCGATCCAACCCAAGAGAGAAGAACACTAGCTGAAAAAATCCAAGGACCCTCAGCCTCAGAAAAGAGTGGTCTTGATCCAAATGTAATTTTAGAAGCTTATGTTTTGGCACTTGTGGAAGTCTATGAAGATAACTTACTTTCATTATTAGATGTACTCAGTACGTTCCCCGGTGCCCAGTTGATTTCAGCAGTTATTGCTTTGTTTGATTGTCCCACTCCACCACTTTTTAACCCCGGAGTAATGGACTTTATTAAGAGTTTAACGTTACCGTTCTGTAGAAATCCCACAGATATTGTTGCCATACGAATGGAGAACCCGTTTAGAGCATGGCCTAAACTATCAGATATTTTACAATTAATTTTCTGGGTTTTGAAAAAGATACTCATCTTTTTGCTTGTAAAAATCTTGTATATGATTCTAAGCAAAATTTGCGAAATCATTGGCGATGCAATCTGCAAAGCTCTGGAAACAGTTGGCGCTGTTGCCGGCTCACTTCCGGATCTCCTCAGCGGCCGTGCAAGCCTGTATGGCGTAATCAGAGAATCAATTTGCGGCCCCGGCGCCTCTGATGAGCAAGTAGAAGATACTGTTGTATCCCTTGTCGAGCAGTTGGGCGTCGGTGGTGCAGCACTCGCTGACAGAGAAACAGCGATTAATTTCTTTGCTGATTCGATTAATACAATGACGAGAGAGGAAACGTTTGAAGCTTTCCTTAGTGGTCCGTCAAACACAGCACTAGAAATGATGGATAACCTCATTGAGTTTGATTACCCGGAATACCGAGATGCTTTCCCTAACAAATCATCACTTTCTAGTTTCTTTAAGAATGTTGGCGTTCTAATCCCAGCACAGTTAAGAAGCGATATGAGAGGGATACTGGCATCGTTCCCAGAGGAAACTGGAGTGCCGGCTAATCCAACCATGTGTGCAACTCCCGAAGAGCTTGACTTGTTCGAGCAGAGGCGATGTGCTTTATTGGAAGGCCGCATGTCACCTGCACAATGTGAAGCTCTGAATGAGAGCGCGAAAGGTCAACTGCTTGATGACTTGGAAGATGTAGCTAACACCTTACAGATGGGTTTACCAAACCTCATCGAAGCAAATATGCCACCAGTGTTCTCAGATCCGGGTTGCGATAATGGAATGCTACCATACGAGCCGGAACAATTGAGGGAAGCTGCCCTACTGGGTGTTGAGGGCGACACAAAGAGAATGGAAGCAACATTTGCTAGTGACATGCTAGGAGATGGCGGATTCTTTTCATCCCAAAAAGATTGGGGATTCATGAACATGGTCCTTTCTGATACATACGGAAACCCGTGGACTGTACACCAAGACAAGGTTGCAAATGGTGCAGAATGGGTGTCTTACTATGGTGAACTCACCGGTGAGGATCCTCTGGGGCCACCCTCGCCTCCAAGCAACCCGTTTAAGATACCTTTGTGGTTGGTTGGTTTTCTAGCGTGGATTGCATTCTTCCCATTGATTTTGTTCATATATCTTATTGACTTGTTGTTTTTTAGTTCTCGCAGGGGCGCCTATCCAAAATGGGTAGGAGGATTCCTTAGACAACAGTTTAATCCCACAGGTAACGCTGCACAAGGCGGTGGCTCTGACTTGCGAGGCCTCAACTTCGACTTTAATTCTTCGATGACATTCAAAGCCACAAATGACCGACAGCCCCGGCGCAACTTTAATAGAAGCTTTGATAGTTTGGGGTTTGATGGCTTCTTTTGGGACACAGATGTTGAACTTGTGCATCTAGCTGACTATGGCTATAACGTTACAGCGCGCGCCGATTTTGGTTCCAACAGAGTTAGGTTCACAAAGCTTTCTCGAAAAAGAAGTCCTAATATTACTATGACATTTAGAGACAATGGAAAAGGTTATTTCCTGGGCCCAGGAAAGCCAGAATTCTCCGACTCTAAATGGAATTACGGATATCAAGTAAACGCCTACTATGCTGATCTGTACGAGAAGGGGGAAAACAACAAGACAGTCAATAGACCCGATGACAACATCCGAGTCAAAATCATAGATGCTACCAACTTGGGTGGCGCGTTTAATATGGGTAACGCAACATTAACCGATGATCAGCAAAATGATTTCCTAAACAAAATGAAGAGTGGAGACAAGATAATACAGAACCAGAGATTTGAGTTCCTGTCGGTTGATGATGGCCTTGAAGGATTAAACACAGTTCTTTTCCCGAAAACAGCTAGACACTTTGAAGACCGATATGACCAGCCACCACAAGTTTCAACAATATTAGACTTATGTCAACTCGGCGGCCAAGCCAGTGCTTTCAATAGTACCTCAGCAGAGGCGATGTACAACAGGGTCAATCAGCAGTTTTTCGATGACTTTGCGAATGAAATATATTCTAACCCAAGGGGTTGGTTATTTGGTGCCTCATTCCCCAATTACACTCGTAAAGACTTTGAGTATGGTGTAACGCTGGACCCTGAACTCGAGCCTTTCAATCGTGAAAAATACAATATTGGTGATTGGGTACCATGGTGGGACTTAAATGTTTCGTCTGGTCCTATCTGGGCATCTGATGATCAGTTTTTAGGTATTAGTTATGATGCACACAAGAACAGAGAGAACCCAGAAAACATTAGTATCTTTTACTTGGAGCCGTCAAAATACGGCGGCAACTATACTTTCCCTCCTGTGTATGCTAAGCCTCCGCCCAATACGGGTTGGGTTGGGCTATTGGACGTTATGTTCCCGGAGAGAAGTCCATCTACTTGCAAAGTTAAAACACAGGGAATGGCTGAGTTCGCTGATGTCCAGAAGATGGTCAGGGATACGTATGCTTCCTTATCAGAAGACGGCCGTTTGACAGGAGATCCTGACTGCACCAGAGAAGTGCCTTTCGATAGAATTCTGCCTCGCACAGGCAAGGCTGCCCTCCGCGGTATAATCATGTCAGGTATCCGTTGTTTTGTTAACGTGGAATTAATGAAGGGTCTTGGAACGTTTGCAACTTTCGCTCCAAAGTTCGAAGAGAATTACAGTAAAGTATACGCTGGATACATCGTAGAAATTATGAAAGAAGCTTGTATGTCGACGGGCGGCAATTTCTTAAATCCATTCAAGGATGATGAGTTTTGGTATGCATTCTTGGAAATGAGTGTTCAGTTCTATATTGACAGACTGGATGACTTTGATGATGAGTTTATCACATTAGATAACATGCCAGAATATATTCGCACTGCTCTCGAGAGAATTGACAAATTACAGAAGACATACAAATATCCATGGGACTTCGATGATTTCAACAGCGAAGATTACGGAACCTTCGAATCTATGAAGAGTTTCCGAGAAAGCAAGAATCTTGAAGCAGTTAAGCGTGTAGAATCAGAAGCTAAGCTAGTATTGCAAGAGTTGGTATTTGAGCAAATGATCGCTGTTGGTGACTTGTTTATTAAGAACGCACACCGCGGTGGTCTAACACCAACACATTACAACATGAATTACTTCTTTTATAACAAATACTGCGCAGGTGGTGAAAACTTAAAATTATATGGTGAGCATAAATCGGTGATTAAGCCCGGTGCACTGCCAACAGAGGGTTCTAATCATTACTCCACGGGCGACCAGCTAGCTCTCCCTGATGGAACGCCATACGTTGGAGAGTATCACACTCATTACGATGTTGACGGAGAGCTTATCTACATGGCCGGCCGCGAGCATTCTGCCGACGATGAGCACGATCGTTTAATTCCGTTTGCTGAAAAACTTGAAGTCGTCTCTATACGACAAGTAGAAGAGTTTGATGACTCAGAGCAACCAACTGGGAGAAGGACGATAACTCAAGAGCCGCTTGGAGATATACCAAGCACAGTAAGTGTCGGGGATAAGGATTTTTATCTCAAAAAGTACATCCTAATCAATGGCGAAGAGCATCCAAACGATGTGGCTGTTTCCAGACTTAGAAATCAAATTGGCAGAATATCTCAACTCTATCCGGGAACCCTCGGAGTTGTCAGAGAACAAATAGTTAGAGATGGCAACGTAGTAGGCGAAGGAAAGGTTGTTGGTATAACTGGTAATATAGGCGTACAGTATGCCTTAGAATTCGGTATGGTCAACAAAGGCACCGGCGCCACAGTGCCAGTAGCTGTTACAACTATCGACGCGCTAGACCTGCCTTGTAACGAGTTTAGAGGCATTGAGGCAAATAGTAAAATACTACTGTGCCTTATTCAGCAATTAGAGAATGAGCCAAGGTTCAAGCTCGTAACACAATACATCTTCTCAATGAAGAAAGCCTTGTCGTTGCTAGCGATCTATAATGGCCTAGGTCTTACTCCCTCTATTGGAGAGTGGGTTACGCCAAGCGGTACTCTTAACTCGCCGAAATTCCCAAGTTCTATTAGTGATCTTGCCGGCGGCGACGGTGGAAAACCCGGCGTGCATTTAAAAGGTGCACAACCATATTACGATGATGAAGACGAAGTACCGAAAGTGAGGTATAGCGTTGAGAGTATTAATGGTTGGTTATCTGATGATGATAGAAATGGCTGGTTTACAAGCTTTGGTTTCTTGGACTATGATGAGTGGGATCAAGAGGTTCTACGTAACTCAACAAAATATATGAAGAATGCATTCCGTACACACTACAGAAACAGAAAATGGACCAAGCCTGATTATGGAGATCGTGATCCACTTGGTGAATGGCTTAATGGAATTATTGAAAAGTTTAGGTTTAACCCAGCATACAAGGTTCTACCGGCATTCTCCAAAAAGCGCGCCCGCGGAAATGTTTTTGATGCAAATGGAAACGAATGCTCTAAAAAGGGCTAGTTGAATATTCGACGAAGATCTAAATATCTAAAAAGAGGAATAAAATGTCATCCCTTGGAGTAAAATTACCGCTAGCCCGTGATCCATCCGACGGCTTTGGAATGGTTAAGAATTTTAAAACCATGATAAGGCAAAATTTTAAGATGCTTTTGTTAACATCTCCCGGTGAAAGAGTCATGGAGCCAGACTTTGGAGTGGGAATAAAAAAATATTTATTTGAAAATTTTAACGAAAGTACATTTGCCAAAATAGAGAGAAATATTCTTAAACAAACAAGAATATACATCCCTGCAATACAAATCCAAGAAATATCTTTTGATTCTTCTAATCCAGATTCTAATCAGCTATCGATTATGATTCGCTATGCGATACCGAATTTAAATATTCAAGATTTGTTAGAATTCACTATTTAAATTGAGGATTTTTTATGTCTAAAAACGAAAAGAAGCTTCTTCCTATCGACTATACTCATCGTGAGTTTGAAACTATCCAGCAGGACCTGCTTGAAATAGCAGAAAGATTCTATCCGGATTCGTTTCAAGACTTCAGCGAAGCTTCGTTCGGCGCCCTAATGCTTGATGCGGTTTCGTATGTTGGCGATCAGTTATCTTTTTACCTAGATTACAACGTTAATGAGTCTTTCTTGGATACTTCATTCCAATACTCCAATGTTGTTCGCCACGGCGCAATTATGGGGTATAAGTTTAGTGGAAGACCTTCAACTTATGGAACGGTGGCTCTCTTCCTACTTATACCAGCGACTAGTTTGGGTATCGGGCCAGATACATCTTATATGCCTGTGTTAAAAAGAGGCTCTACTTTCAATTCGGATACTGGTCTTAGCTTCGTCTTGACCGAGAACATAGACTTTGCAAGCCCAAAGAACACGTTTGTCGCAGCAAGAACAGACGCCACCACCGGTGCTCCAACGCATTACGCTGTCAAAGCCTATGGTAATGTGGTGTCGGGCCAGTTCGGACAGGAGAGAGTGAATGTAGGAGCCTTTGAGAGATTCAAGAAAGTAACCTTGTCAGCCCAGAACATCTCAGAGATTATATCAGTCTTTGATGCAGAGGGAAATGAATACTTTGAAGTTGACTATCTTTCACAAGATATGGTTTTTAAAGAAATTGGAAACTCAAATTTTAAAAATGACAATGTTCCATCGATCATTAAGCCAACACTTGTATCAAGAAAATTCATTACTCAAATGACAAGAGACTCCGTAACTTTGCAATTCGGAAGCGGCAAGATGAGTAACTCAGATGTCGTCGCAAACCCACAAAATGTTGCTGTTAACGTTTTTGGGAAAACCTACACGACGAGTGCCACCTTTGATCCTACCAGACTTAGTCAAAATGAAAGCTTTGGTATCGTTCCCACCAATACTACTCTTATAATCACTTATCGCGCGACAAATGGCACCAACTCTAATGTAGCCGTTGGTGCTCTGAACAACCCTGTTGCCTCATCATTCGATTTTGTAAACAGAGAAAACCTAAATACCAGTAAGATAAATGATGTTCAAGTGTCTCTCGAGGTTTCCAATGAGGAGCCAATCACGGGGGATGTCACATATCCAAACACTGCGGAAATCAAAAGAAGAATATACGATACCTTCCCCACTCAGAATCGCGCTGTCACTCAGGCTGATTATGAGAATTTAGCTTATCGCATGCACCCGAAGTTTGGAGCGATAAAGAGATGCTCCGTTCAAAAAGACTTAGATTCGCAGAAGCGAAATCTTAATATGTATATTGTTTCGGAGGACACTGCTGGCAAATTGACTTTGGCTAACTCCACGATTAAAAATAATTTAAAAGTTTGGCTCAATCAATATAGAATGATTAATGATACAATCGATATTCTAGATCCATATATCCTTAACTTTGGTGTCAACTTTGTTGTTAAGCCACAAAAGATGTCGGATAAGTTTTTGGTCATAGAAAGATGTGTAGAAGCACTAAAAGAACATTTCAGACAGCCTTTGTTTATTGGAGAAGCTCTGTACATCAGCGATATTTATGAAGTCTTAAAGAACGTGACAGGTGTCCTAGACGTGGTTAAAGCAAACATTTACATTAAAAGCGGTGGCGACTATTCCAATTCTTCGATTGAAATTGAAAAGAATCTTTCAAGCGATGGTTCTTATTTGGCGGTGCCCAACAATGCAATCATGGAGCTTAAATTTCCTGATGTAGACATCTTAGGGAAGAGTAGATAATGTCAATTGTAAGATACACCGCTAGCATTGACAACACTATTGTTAACGCATATCAGCCAAATATGACAACACGTGGCACAGGTGCCAACTGTGGTCAAGCTGACATCTTGGAAACGTATTCTATTTATGGCCGGCAAGAAGCATCAGCGTCGGCAACTAGTGGTTCGCAAGAATTGTCTAGAATACTGATTCAGTTTCCAATTAGTTCCATCAGTGCTGATAGAACAGCAAAGAAAATCCCCGGTAGCGGATCTGTCTCCTTCTATCTTAAACTTTGCAATGCTGAGACATCCAAAACTGTTCCAAGAGATTTTACTCTTGAAGTGCTGCCAATCTCACAGGAATGGCAAGAGGGGCTCGGACTAGATCTCGAAAACTATAAAGATTTAACTAGGGGCAACATAGGCTCTAACTGGATAAATGCCACGAATACAACCACATGGTCTTCCTCGGCAGGCGAAGTTGGTGGTGCTTACTTGACGGGAGCAGCGGATCCCAAATTTAAACAAACATTCTCCAATGGATTAGAAAACTTAGAAATAGACATATCACCTTTGGTGGAACACTGGATTGCTGGAACAAAAACAAACTATGGTGTTGGAATTATGCTTTCCTCTTCTTTTGAGGCGTACTACTCGGCTTCAAACTCCACAGTTATCACTCCCCTTTACACTGGCAGCATTATTAACAATACTGGCGGTGCTCAGGACTCATACTACACAAAAAGATTTTTTGCAAGAGGCACGCAGTATTTCTATAAGCGCCCTGTTATTGAAGCTCGCTGGGATTCTGTTACACGCGATGACCGAGGCGATTTCTATTTTAGTAGCTCTCTCGCCCCCGGCCCGGATAATTTAAACACACTGTATCTTTATAACTACATCCGCGGAAAACTCACAAACATACCAGCAGTTGGAACCACTGGTTCTATCATGGTCAGTCTATTTTCTGGCTCCGATGATAACTCAGAACCCGATGCCCACAAGTTAAAACTATACGATGGTCAATATGCTATTACGGGTGGCTATGTTTCTACAGGAATTTACTCCTGCTCTATTGCTGTAACCGGCACCACATCTGAAATTAAGACTCTTTACGATGTATGGTACACAGGTAGCGGCGGTGACCCAGCCACCAACAGTATTCAGTTATTTACTGGCTCGATTAAGACAAAAGATTTTGGAGCAACAACAGACACTCGAGAGCCGGTATACTTCATTAACATAACCAATTTACAGAATCGCTACAGTCCCAGCGAGACGGCTAGATTCAATTTATATATCAGAAACAAGTATTGGAACCCGACAATATACACGAAAGCTAAGACAACCCCGGAACACATTCCAGTTGTGAGTGCTTCGTATCGTGTTGTTCGAACCCTCGATGCACTCGAGGTGGTGCCATACAATACAGGTAGCGACAACGCTACCGGTCTTTCATATGATGTATCGGGAAACTATTTTGACTTCAACATGAAGCTTTTAGAGCCCGGTTACGAGTATGGATTCAAGTTTAGTTTTTATGATGATGAACTTTCTTCTTGGTTAGAACAAGATAAGATCTTCAAGTTCAGGGTGGCGGATAATGAGTATTAAGGATTTGTTTGGCAGAACGTATGTGCCAGAGAAAAATAGCAAAGACCTAGGGAGTCCAGTAGAATCATCAACAAATATAAAAGCTGTTAAGGAAAAGCAAGACAGCTTTTTACCGCAAGTAGATTACGAGAACCCGTTCTCATTTGCTAAGTACGGCTCTGCTAACTTGTACTATAAGAGTGCGATCGAAAGAATTATAGATTACTATCCCTATGATGGTTCTGATGCGGAGATTACAAGCTTTTACAACAAGTCTCTTGACATTGAAAAATATATTTTCGATAAAAAATACCCAAGAACAAACGGCTATATAGTCCTGTCACCAACCAGCGTTGCAACTTCAACAAAGCGCAACGGATATGGTGTTCCAACTACTGCTGAATATATTACCTTCAACGGCGGCCCAAATACAATATCTGAGACAAGCCGGCTTTCGAAGTTACTACCAGACCCCAAAGATAGCAAATTTCAATATAATAACGTATACGATGACAATCTTTATGTAAACAGTGGTCTGCCTTCTAATTACGGGTTTGGTACACGCACATCAAATCTGCGCTCCAACTTTGACACCGGTGTCACTATCGAGTTCTGGGCAGTCACTGGTTCGGATATTACACCAACTCAAACTGACCGCCAAGTTATTTTTGATATGTGGAACAACAATGCTTCATCGAGCGCAGACCTATCATATGGCCGTATTAGAATTGAAACAAAAGTAGATCCCGGCGGCTCAACATCACCGTTTTTATTAACAGTTCAGTCCGGAACCGTCAGTGCCTCTGTTGAGCAAATAAACACAGCTTCAATCGGCGCCAGTACACTTTCATCCAGCTTGTCTGAATGGAATCACTATGCATTTGTGTTGCAAAACTCTGGTTCAGATTTCCATGCTAAGCTTTATGTTAACGGAGAGCTTAACGATACAAACATTTACTCCTCTTTAAATATTGGAGAGTTAAACTCAAAGGGTATGCAAGGTAGATTGGGCGCCCTTATTACAGCACCTACTAGCTTATCGGACGCAACGTTACTTAGCCAGTATGTTGGTGCTGGTAAGCTTAGTGGTTCGTTGGACGAATTTAGATTCTGGAAAGTTGCACGAAATGCTGAGCAAATTGGTAGAAACTGGTTTGACCAAGTCCGCGGCGGTAACAACTCTGACATAGCCAATACCGATCTTGGCATGTACTATAAGTTCAACGAAGGAATCACAGGTACATCTAGTGTCGATAGCGTCGTTCTAGACTACGCTGGCCGTGTTTGTAACGGTACTTGGACTGGATACTCTGCGGTTTCTCGCAACACGGGCTCAGCTATACTTTCAGCCTCGGCAGCGATTTACGAATATGAAGACCCGATTATCTATGATAACCATCCAAGCGTAATAGCCCTTAAGAGTGAATTGCAAGAAAAGGGAAGATATCATGATACGCAGAATAATGCACAGTTTGTAAACTTGATACCGGCTTGGGTCGTAGAGGAAGCAGAAGAAAAAGACAGCGCCAATGGCAGTAGTGATTTGGAGAAAATGTCCCACATTGTAGGAGCCTATTTCGATAAGTTATATCTCCAAATATCCGCAATACCTGGACTGAGACACGAGCAGTATACCAGTTCATCATACAAGCCAGTTCCTTTCGCTCAACACCTGCCACAGTCACTAGGACTGTTAACCCCAGATCTGTTTGTCGATTCTGATGTGCTCGAAAGATTTAAAGACCGCAACAATTCTGAACTCTTTGAAAACGACTTACATGATACTAAGAATCTAATTTACCTGAACCTTTACAATAGTTTATCAGCTATATTTAAATCAAAGGGTACTCATCGTTCTATTAGGAATGTTTTACGATGCTTCAACATCGATGACAACCTGATTTACTTTAAGACTTACGCAGATAAAGAGACGTATGAGTTAAACACAAATCTAAAACAGACTCTTAAAAAGAAGAAGCGACTCAATTTTAATACTGCCTCTGCTCTACATGCTGTCATGTATCAAGCCCAAGACCCATCCTTAGCAGACTCCCAAGGTTATATTAGCGGATCCGGAGAGCCAAAGCTCCCGGGAGCCTTTCCAGACGGAGTTGCAGGCGATCAGGATTCATATGGTCTAACTGTTGAAGCTAGCATGAAATTCCCAAGATTCTTTAAGACTGTTGGTTCAGTAGATAGGAACTTCATGTCTGCGTCACTATTTGGTATGCAGACTGTGTTTACAGGCTCTGGTGCTGGTTATGCCGGTGGCACCACTTCGCTGACAGGTGCGCAGGACGTAGCTAACTTCCAAGTATATGCAGTGAGAGACGCTCCTGAGTCCAAGAATGTCCGCTTTGTACTAACGTCTTCTTTCGATCCTCACCCGTTTAATGAATTGACATCGAGTACATATCTCAGCGTTTATGATGAAAATAACTGGAACCTATCAGTAGGATTGCGCCCCACTAAATTCCAATCTGGCTTTATATCAGGTTCAGAAGACTACGCCTACGAAGTGGTCTTCAGGGGTTTCAACAATACCCTTGGTACCGTTCGCAATTCTTTCACTGTGAGCGCCTCTGTTAGCGCCGATGCTGGTAAAAATATAATCCGATCTTGGAAGAGGTTGTATGCTGGTGCCCAAAACACCAATATTACTGGCTCTAACTTAAATCCTTCCGATGTGGAGTTTAACAGTTTAAAATATTGGACGCAGTATGTCGACAACATCTCACTCAGACAACACACAGTAGATAGAGAAAATGCAGGTATTTCAGGCTCTTACCAGAATATATCCCCATTCGATAGTAAAGCCGCTACCCATGACATATACAACTTAAATTCTTTGGCCCTTAACTGGTATTTTGGAACAGTAACCGGCTCAGATAGTGCCGGTAACTTCTACTCAACTGATATTAGTTCTGGTTCTGCTTTCGTTCGTGATAACTTTGGTTGGATCGGTGAGATTGGTGGCTACCCACATCCCGGTAAGGGACACGGGTTTGCTAACAGTGTTGATTATGTTGTTAAAAACGAATTAACAAATGAATATAAGTTCGTTGATCCAGAAATTGTAACAAGCGATGATATGGTCAACATTCTTTCTGATGACGATGAGTTGTTTGGTCTTTTTGACGAGGTACCAAAGTACGTACATACAGTTGAGAAGAGTCTCTTTGCAGCATTATCGGAAGAAATTTTAGATTATTTTGCCGGCGCCGTGGACTTCAACAATATTATAGGTGACCCAGTCCATAGATATAGGCCTGAGTATAAGCCGCTCGAGACATTACGACAGATTTACTTTGAAAAGTTTTCAGATGTCAAAACAGTGGAAGCCTTTACAGAATACTACAAGTGGTTTGATGATGCTTTAACCAATATTATTGAACAGTTGGTACCAGCGTCTGCTAACTTTATAGCAGATTCACTAAATATGGTTGAAAGTCACGTTCTGGAAAGACCGAAATACCAGACACAGTTTCCAACATTAGAGTTCGAACAACCAGAGCCGGGCACTTCTTTACACGGTGTGGCCGTCAAGATGCTCAGTTATATGACAGATCTTTATGGTGGTGTTGAGGCATCCCCTCGGCCCACAAATCTGCATAAGAACTACTGGAAGAAGCGCGCCCAACCCGGCGCAAGAGGAGTTGGTTCCTTTGAGATAACTTCTGGTGACGCAGCCCTCGACAGACAAAGAAGGCAAGTTAGAAATATCATGTGGAGTCGACCAGCGTTCTCTGGTTCACGAGTGACACTGACGACGATTGATGGAACGATTTACGAAAGAAATAGGCTTCTCTCAACACAATTCAATGGTGTTGTAAATCTTGAAACGCCTACATTTAAAAGAACAATTAAGGGTGGCGTCAACTTTCCTCCAAATAAAAGTTTTGCATATGCATATGCCTCAACATATCCAGCCGGCCCGATAAACACACATGGAAGTGTGTTTATCCCACTCAATGTTCTCTATGGACGAACAAAAGACTTTACAGCGATTGAGGATCTGGAACAATGGAATGAAGAGGGTAATGTTGGCAAGAAGCGTCACCGAGTTATAGGTGTTGTCCAAGGCCGTGACTATGACGGTGACTTTACAAACTACACGAACACAAAAAACACCCATGCATTCCCATTCAATATAATGAGTGGGACGATTCGAGGTGGCGCAGATGAATGGATTTCAAGTAGTCTCTCATCCAGTGTAACTATCACAAACTTACACAACGATGTTTATGGTGACGAACTTGAAAAACCCATGCAAGGTCCATTCACTGAGTACGCAGTTGGAGGCCACCAGTCTAGACATGTGCCACTAAATACTAGCGCTTCTAACAATGGCTTGTTTTACTCTGGATTCGACAACTATAGAAGTCGCCCAGAGGCTTGGAAACTTCTCCTTGGCCTCCGCGGCACGTGCCCGGATGGAACAAGGCTTCCCGGAGCTATCGGTCTAGTTTCTGCTGATTACCCATGGCCAGAGGCAAATGCTACTGACAAGCCGGCATACCCAATGACAGCTTCTCAAAAAGCAGTGTACTACCGGGACTTTATCGCCAAACGCCCTGTCAACATTAAAAACATTCGCATGCGTACTGGCTCTACAATTCTTGGTAACTTCGAGCATAACTATGAAGTTGTTCATTCGTTTGATACATACGCCAACCCAAGACAGTTTATTGAAACGCAGCCAGCACTTCCAACACAAATATTCCAAAATAACTCAACAAGTTCAACGCAGACAAGAACATTCTTAGATCTACACAGAACTGATGAAGGACACTATCAGTTTGTTGATGAGTATAACACTCACTACCTCACAGGCACAGCAAACAAGTCTATCATTGCTACTCGTTTTAGCACCGTTGGTGGGGCACTTACAGATGGAACAGGATACAGAGACTTCCGCTCTAACACGTTCTCCCCTTACAACGCTATTAATAACAGATATTTAACAGTCATTAAGCCCTCTCAGGGCCCCTCTGGTAGCATTTCAGAGCCGGCCGGTGAAGGTACCCCCGGTATACGAGTATTCGACATCCACGGGCAAGACTTCGGTCTCCGTTCACACTATGCCAGACATACAGCAAGATTTGGTAGAGATTCCTTACAAGTAACGAACCCCGGAGCATCATATGACCAGTTGCCGGGCTTTCACAAGACTCACAGAAATAATATTTGCGAGACTAGGGCTATATCTTGTGATTTAATTCCTGTCACCGACGGCGCTTCACTCAATAACGATCGATCATTATACTTCCTCGAAGACCCCAATGGCGCAGGCCGCAGTGGTCCGATCCTTGCTAGTGCCGACTCCGGTAGTATTGATTTCCTCACAGCATCGTTTAGAGGTTCTGGTAATAAAAATGGAGCTACCATTTCATTTTGGGCCAGCCCGTACTCACAATTGAGCGACAACCAGACCTTCTGGTCAATTGGAAAAGCATCAGCCACCGGCGCGCCGCTTATTAGTATCGACAAAGAATCAAATACAAACTTTGTTGTAGACGTTCGATACCGCTCCACTACTACTGGCTTTGCAGGCTCCCATCTCCAAGCCACCTATAAACTGACCGGTGCAACTGCCCTGAATGATAATAACTGGCACCACTTCGCGGTGACCTTGCAAGGTACAAACGGTAGCTTGAATAGCACTCAAGATTCACACGATTTGATTAGAATATATATTGATGGTGTCCATATGACCGCTTCGGTAATCAGTATGCCATCCTCTGGTACTATTATGTCTTACGATGCACAGATAGCCGCGCCTTATGATTTCAAGGGCTTCAATGCCACCGCCGGCGGCATTCCTAAAAAATCTGGCTCTCAAATATATGTTTTCGGTGGACGATCTAGCGATGTCTCACAGGGTGGTACAAACTATACAGGTGCCCTAGATCAGTGTTCCATATGGAGTCGTTCGCTTGTAGCTTCTGAGATTTCTGAAATATATAACGGTGGTGTGCCGTGTGATTTGACACAATCTGCACCGTACCTTGTTGATACAACTAAACTACATGCTTGGTACCCATTAGGTGATCCTTCGCCAGTAGGCATCTCTGATGACGATGCTATTCGTTATGGTTCAAACCCCGGACTACCCATCTCAGGTAATAACATTATTTTCGATCACTCAGGTGAGCCCCGCAACAATATGTATCCCGTACAGAAGCAAGGCGATAACTTTACGACGTCTCAAATATGTTTCAGCAGCGGCTCTGGTGATGCTGCTGGTGCCCCAATGTCCACAGTATATCCTGATCCGCTAAAAGGTTGTGCAGCAGCCTTCGTTGGTTTCAGAGAAGATTGTACGTTCGAGAAGCGCCCTCTATTCGATAACTTTAACATCCAACACCAGATTCCTCGCGAC